CATAATTTTTTTTACTACCAAATTCTATACAAACATCATTAAAAAACACAGTATTTGGCTCACCCTTACCTAATTTTATGTATCTTCTGCCAAATTTGGGATTAAAGAAATAAAACCTACGTAACTTACTATTTAAAATAGTTGATGAACTATTTCTCTCACTAATATTCAAAGAAAACATAGATGTATAATATAATGTCAAATAGGGACGCATAATATCAACAAATTGTTTCTTAGGAAATTCTAGGTCGATTCGTAATTGTTTTGTGTATTTATTCATCCTTATCATTTCCATTCCATCAAGATATAATTCATTCAGATTTGAATTATTACAATAATTTTCTATGTGTTTTTTACGAATAATTACCTCATTTTCATCACGAAATCGTTTGAGATTAAAATTACATAGAAAATAATTATGAAACATATTCGACAATACAAAATTCCCCTGTTTCATAAAAAAATAAATATTATATAGGGTTGCCCTATCAAACGGTATATTATTATAAGGATTCTTTGGTGCAAGAGGTGTTGAAAATAAAAAGGGTGAATTGCTCAACGCACTTTCTATAATATTTTTAAGATCCATCACAGTAAATAAATATTTACTATTATCGTGCATGATTGTAATCACATTATGCTGTGATTCACGAATTGGATTTAAAATGAGATCTGTTTTCACACGAAATTCTGCTTTCCGCCACTTATAATTACGAACGAGTCTGTTCAATATCCAATAGGACTTTTGTATTTTACAAAACTTTTGAATAAACTCTTCTCTTGTTTTTTCATTCATGAAGATATTGTCGATTGTTTTTTTAAAATAGGAAAATTTTGTCTGAATCGAATACTGAATTGGACCAATAACATACATGTAAAAAAATATTTTTATCATTCTAATTACCAAATCATTTTCGATAGAAATGTTAAGATTGGGTTTATTTTCATAGGTCGATTCAATTCTTGCGAATTCAATTTTCATTTCCTTTATATTGTTATGGTTAGTTGAAAAGTGATAGAGTTCATCCGTATCACTTATCGATTTATGAATGAACTGACAAAATGCATGCATACTCACTAAAAGATATAAGCGTTTATGGTTTATACCTTTTTCAAAAATTAATTAATCCCCTTTTTTCTCTTGTGCTAACTTCATCTGTAACTCATTATGCAATTTTGTGGATTCAACATCTGCTGCCTCTCTGTCCTCGAAGTTCACAGTTTCCTTTACACCAACTAAGTTACCATCATCGTCGATTGTTTGTGTCAATTTATTTCCGCTCTTTTGAGCAAGCTTAATGTTTTCTTCGATCGCCTTTCTCTTTGTCTCCATGACACGTTTATCAAATTCTTCTTTTGCGAGCATTTCATTCTTAATCTTCTCATTGTGGAGTTGATTCAATTCCTCTTCTAAGAACTCTATTCTTCCAGTCTTATACGCCTCGGGGTCCCAAGGAATCCAGATACCAACGGGACCTACAAAAATATCGTGATTGGGGTCTTGCTTTCTTAATGCCTTGCACTTATTCTCGGCCTCTTCTTGTGTAGCAAAAACTCCACGTACCTTTAGTCCACGCACAGAAGTCTGGAAAGCATGGTCACGGTTAAATTGCTCGTTGAATTTCTCCTCGTGCTTATCCACAAAATTCTTATAATCATCCTCTACACCAATGTTCTTAATCTTATCACCTTCTTCCTTAATAAAATCATTAAAATCAGCAATAACATCCTCAACTTTAAGATGGTACTTGAATGATAAGAATTGAATAAAATCTTGGTATCTCTCCATTGATTTAGAGAAATCCCAATTCTTTACGAAAGAATTAAAAAGGAGTACTTCACGCTTCTTTAGGATTTTTTCGGGAGAAACAAACGACATACAACAGAATTTTTGACCAGCAATAGCTTGATCTTCGTCGCATAAATCAACATATTTAGGGTTTTTTTTCCCATCCGGCAATAATTTCCTTTCAAAATTCGTCATAGGTACAGATTCTATACGAAATAGATAAAATAGTATTTAAGTGATTTCGTATAGATATAATATTTTAGGAATATTTTCAAAATAAATTATTTTGTTTGAATATAGTATATAATCAAAATGAGCGGTACATTTGATTTCAACGAACTTGTTAAACGTGCTATTAAGTACTTGATCGAGGGTTTAGCAGTTGCTGTAGTCGCCCTTTTAATCCCTAAGAAAGCCCTCAATGTTGAGGAGATTGTTATAATCGCATTAACAGCTGCCGCTGTTTTCAGCATCCTCGACGTCTTCATCCCTGCTGCTGGTCAAGCAAGTAGATCCGGCCTAGGATTTGGTGCAGGCGTTAACCTTCTTGGTGGGCTTAAAATGGTAGCATAAATGCAGCCAAGAAAAATCATATTATTTTTCTAACAATTTTTATTAGGGGGGGTCTATACTATATTCCCGTTATAATTTTATATGATTCTCTGAGAATCACATAAAAAAATAAAGGGAACCTAGTTTCCCTTTCAAACCCTCCTCTTATTGTGTCATTTCTAAAGAAACTTCGTTTTTCATAGCCTTTTCCTTACGTTTCAAATAAGCACGATGGCGATACTCTTTTAATTTGTCTGGGTTTTCTACCTTTAATCGATTCAAATATTGTTTTGCGTTTTCCTTTACTTTATCTTTATTCTGTTCATAATATCTCTTATGACGTTCATTATTGGTATATTTTTCCAATTGTTTTCTTAGGTTCTCTACAATTTCATTTAATACTGCATTTTCTTGTTTTAATTTATTGATTATAGCGTCTTTTTGCAGTAACTGAATATCTTTGGAATCCATCGTATAACAATTCTTCCTAAATTATTTTTACATATTTAACGTAAATTGAGGGGAACCAAGTTTCCCCTCTAACCCCTCCTTTACACCTTTTCTCATTAAAAATGCCCACTTTGTGGGCGTTAATGAGTGAAGGTAACGTTGCCATTTGGGCGTTTTCAACGCAAAATGGTGTAAAAAGGGAAGGGTTAGAGGGAAACCTTGGTTTCATTTAGACGGACGGAAAATATTCCCAATCTAAATCATTACATACCTTCTTCCATATCATATCTTGTTCTAATTGTTTTTCACGGTCCTTCATCATAGGAATGTATGGTAAATATTGGGTTTGATCTAAAAGCACACATAATTGATATAAAGTATACGTATAATTAAAGAAATTCGTTCTATTCGCTGGACAGTGTACGGCCCAAGGCTTTTGAATCTCAATAAATAATACACATAATGTTTCGTGCAATTCTTCATTCATAATCGGTGGTTTAATACCAAATAAAGAATTTATGTATTGAATATGTTCAAAATATTTATTAAATCCAAGTTTTCTTAATATGTCCCTCATTTTATCATAATTAATAAGTGACATATCCTTAATACGCTCTTTCTTAATTCTCGCTTTAATGGCATTAATTACCTCTTCTGGAATCTGCGTAGTTTCTTTCGCTTGAAATTGCGATAAAATTTCCTTAAAATGATTTAATCGGATATATGCAGTATAAGAAACCTCGTTCGGTGGCTCTTTATTCGTTGGTTTTGAACTATCCACAATGTAAGTAATGAATTTACCACAACCAGGATTATTACAAATTAGGATACCCTCTTCATCTTGCGGAATCATCTCTCCACTATTACATATCTCACATACATCAGAAGTTATAATAAAATTCTGAATATTTGCCATTTCATTACTGACATTTCGCCAATAATTTTGAAATGCCTTTTTAGATTGAGCATATTTGTCGCTTTGTGGATTCGATGCATCCGGAGCTACTGATTTAATTTTAAAAAATGAATTTACGACATTCGAATTTTGTGTATTCACAGAACCGCTTGATATCTGTTGTTTTTGCTCGAAATATTGGAAAATATACTTTGAGTTATCTAATAAATACTTCTTTTTCTCGTTTTTAAGAAATTTTAACTCTGATTTAAGCGATATTATTTTATCTCGCAAATCTAAATATTTTTCGATTTCGGTTTCATTTAGTGTTTTTATTGTAGTTTTAAGAACAGATATTTCATTTTCTAATTCCGGTATTTTTGTTGTTTCTACTTCTTGAAAATATCGTAATAATTCGTTATGTTTTTCATCTATTGCATTTGCATGTTGTTTTTGTGATGTTTTTTTTGGATTATTCATTTATTATAATTTACCGTAGTGTTTTTATGTAGGTTTTTTTTTCTGAATATATTTTAAGAAATGGTAGATATAGTTTTACAGAATAATCATGATGCAGTTTTTATGATGGCAATGATATTTATACATGATTTTTTACATGATTTTGGTAATCTTTCGGGTAGAATTACATCAATTAAATCAGAAATCCAGGAATTTATAACTTTTATCTCAGATATGGCCACTATGAAAGAAGCAAAACCCTCAAAAAAGAAAGGAGGTGGTCCAAATGAATTTTTTGATGACGAAATACTAGATATTGTAACTTCAGGTTCGGGTGATACTTTACAAACCTGGATAGAGTTTCTTAAATCAGGCGATGCTTCTACTATTTTTCCGGAAGAAGATACAACAAATATACAATTCTTAATAGAAACGTATGAATTAATTTTAACTGGACGTGCGACAAGATCACGTACTAGAGCAATTCAAATCGTACAAGATTTTATCTATGAAACAAAATTATATGTATATGGGCTTATTTATTCCGAAGAATCTCAAACTGGTGGTATGGATGGACCTACTCTAACTACGAATCGCCCAAAAGTGCAACAAAAATTCGAACCTAAAGAAAATGTTTTATTCAAACCTACGAAAAAAGAATTCTCATTACATTGTGAATATTTAAGAGTTGCATTTGATAAAGCAATTTATAAATTTTCACGTGATGAAGAACTCGTTCGTTATTTTAAATTTATGAAAACATTATATTTATATTATGAAGACGAGAGTAAGAATCCGTATACTATATTTAATAATATTCATATTGAAAATGCATTAATACTTTATTTATTAGATACAAAAAACGTTGCTATACAAAATAGTAACATACATTTTATATTGGAATCACTACAATTACAATATATGTTGCGTTTCAATAAGGATAAATTGAAAGGTGGTGATCCTCAAGATATACAAACTTATATTGAAGAAAGTTTTGCTGGTATATATTTTGTTATTTTAGAAGCCGGAACAGTAGAATCTATCTATTCTGATTATGATAGTGAA